TTAGACTTATTCTCTAATTCCATAGAACCTTTGTTCCATGCAATAATACCTTGTTGTAACCAAGTAGGTAATGCTTCATATGCAATCTGAAGTCTACCCAATAAATCTCTTGCAGTCTGGGCTTTGTTTGCAAGAATACCTATAGTTACACTATCATTGAATAGTGCATAATGTAAAAGATAAGATACCACAGTGGTTGACTTACCCGACTGTCGAGGCATCTTACATATATTAAATCTACCAGAATGGAAATTATGAATCAATTTCCTCTGGAATGGGTACATATCAAAAGGGACGAGACCTTCATCCAAGTTGATAATCTTTATATAATTCTCAGTAAAATATACGGGATCTTTCTTACACTTTAAATACTCAGCAACTTGTTCCTTAGTAAAATTAATAGGAACATTAGCTTTCTTTAGATTCGGATTACCAAGATATACATCATTATTATTCATGATTTATGCGTCAATCACAAGCAAAGGTTTAGTGGGATCCTTATCAGCTGGGCCAAAGTATAATACTCTACCGCCAGGATATACTTTTTCTAATTCCTTTTGAACATCTCTCTTCAGTGGTCTTGCGGGTTGAGGAAAGAACATTTGAATGAACTTAGTACTACCCCTAAAGACGAATGTGATCATGTAAGTGCATCCGTACTTACTCAATCTTTTATAATTTTCCCTTAAACTTTTATAAGATTTCATAGTAGAACGCAGGTCTCCGTCTTTATTTAGAATCCTTCATAGATTGCTTAAGCATCTTCTGTAACTCAGCAGTACTTCCTACAAACAAAGAATTGTTAGTTACATTAGTAGTATTTGTTTTAGTATCTACCTCTTCAATATCTTTAACCTTCTTCTGAAGATCCATTAACTTATCAGCAGTGTCTGCAACGTGTTTGATTAACTGACCAGCAACTTCATATGATCTTGCAGACTCAGATTCTTGTGCAACTTCAAGTATACCATCGACTGCTTCCTGTCCCTTCTCTATCAAAGAATATAACTGAGCTCTACTATACTCATAATCCTTTTGGATCTCTGGTGAATCACCTTTAGGTTTCTTAATACTTGTTTTGGTAGGACTCTTTTTTATTTCTTTCGTAGGAATAATCTCTGCAGAAACCTCCAAAGCATTATCTATAGAGTCAAATTCATTCTTCATAATTCTGCATCAGTTTGTTGACTTATACTAAAGACCTGTCCATCTGCATATTCAGATTTAGTTACACCAAATCCAAAATCATCACCATCCACAATAGCTTCATTATCTTGTATGGTTATTGCATTAACAGGAATGTTAATATCATGTGGAACAATTGCGGTTCCATATTGACCACGTTTAACAGTAAGTCTATTAGCATTTATAGAACTAATCAACATAACCTCATCATCAATCTGAATAAAGTTACCCTTAGCGAATGGAGTTGAAGAATTTACACCAAATGAAGTTACCTTATCATCAAACACTTCATTGGTTCTTGCGGTATCATCTTGATTATAATCCTTAACTGCAACTGGAACTGCTTGATATCTAACTTGTCTTGGTGCAGTCTTAAGATTTGTAGTATCACTATAGAAATCTGTTTGAACTTTCTTGATAAGTCCCTCACTACTATTATTAATAGGACCAAACAAGAATGTCTTACATGTAAAGTTGAGAGTATATATTAACGCTCTTCTGGTTAAGTAGTCATCCTCATAATTATCTTCCATACTTATACCTTCAAGAGTTATTGGCATATCCCTCTTTTCGCCAATAATACTTACCAAATCTATAGTTAAATTAAATGCTGGTTGGAAGTATGGTAAAATCTGTTCTAAAATTTGAATGGCATCCTCATTTAACTTTGCAAGGATACTCATTTGCATGTTTATATTATATGGTACAGGCATGTACCCTTTAATCATTTTATTAGTATTCTTATTAACTGCCTTAAAGGTTTGCATTGTAGAAACCTTACGGGTAGAATCATAATTCATACCAATAACTTCAAAAGACATCCTTGGTAAAGTAAGAGCTTTAGCAACTCCACCTTGATAGTCTCTTCCTTCTGTCACTCTTGCCAGAAACTTCTGCTGTGGTCCATATGATATTGGAACCTTCACAACACTTACCACAGACCCAGCTTTATCCTTGTGCTGAATCTCAATATTATTAAACAATGTTCCAAAAGAAACAATCGTTTTTCTAATTATTTCGTGGTAGAAATGATTTGTTAACATGACAATTTTTTAACTATTTAGAACTCACCAAAGGGATTCCTTTCACTGAAGTCCAAGATTTGATCTGCCTCGAACTCAATATCCTCATTAGATGCGAATGGAATATTACCAAAATCTGAAGTGATTGAACCTATTCTATAACTAACTCCAGTTCCAACAATAGCTTCGCTTACTGCAAAATCTCCACTTGGAATAGTTAGTTTAAGAATTCTATTTGCTGCATCCCAACTTGATACATAAGCACTTGTTCCAGAGGATACTCCTTCAACCATTTGGCCAGGAGTATAGTCACCAAAGGTAGGAGAAGTTATAGAACCTATTGCAACAACTGGATTTATAGATGTATATGCAGCACCAGCATTACTATACCTAATTTCTTTAACAGTACCAGCAGTACTTACAACTACCTCCGCTTTTGCATTAAGAATATTCCATGTAGTATCAGTAGATTGCTGAATAAATGCAGAAGTTATACCAACAGTTGGTTGATAAAAATAACCAGAACCACCAGTTGTTATTGCTACTGGACCAAGTACTGCTTCAGATACTATTGCAGTAGCAATAGCAGAAGATACTGGACTACCTCCACTGAATACCACTGATGGTGGAGTTGTATATCCTGTGCCTGGATTAATTAATAGAACTCTATCAATTGCCTGATTAGGAACACCAGTTCTGCTCGTCATAATTGCAACAGCAGTTGCCTGTACTCCATTAGCAGGAGCCTCGATAGTCATTATGGGATTGGTTAGATAACCATTGCCTGGATGATTAATAGTAAGAGTATCTACTTCTCTACTACTATTAAGTGTTGCAGTAACTATTGGATACTCATTATCAAAGGTATTGATAAACTGAGCATTAGTATTCATCTGAGGATCATTCTCTTGTTGTGCCGTAGTAGTAGGAACAAGTTGAGAACTTGTAGTTCTAAATCCGTTATCTCCTGTCAAATTCAATGTGATATGATCTATCCATCCCTCAAATCCTCTTGTAATGGTGGGAGCTTTACCAGCACCATTTGCATCAGATCCTAATTTTAATTGGTCATTTGCAAAGAATAGTATAGGGTCAGCAGTACCTAAGTTATTACTTACATTTCCATTAACTGATACTGTTGCATCCTGTCCATATTGTTCTACTCTAATAAAGTTCCATGCATTTAGAGTAAGTTGTGTAGTATTCTCAATAGATCCAGAACCAGAAGCAAATACTACGTTTCCATTTTCTCTATGATATAACTTGAATCTATCTGTCCATAACATCACTCCACCAAAGTTTGGATCTGTATCAAACTTAGTTGGATAATACCAATAACTGAATGATAATCTACCGTCTCCAGTGTCTCTGGAGTCTACATTCGATGTAAATTTAAAGTTAGCACCATTAACATCATTATAACTACTATGATATATCGAATTGTTTCCAAACTTAATCTGGGTGGATGTTGGTCTATTAGGTGGTGTAAAGGATACTGTTGGAATATTGATGTAATTTGTTCCACTATTAGTAATTGTTGCAGATTGAATAGCACCGTCAGCAATAGTAGTTACACCAGTAGCACCATTACCTTGAGTGGGTTTATGTATAGTAACAGTAGGAGTTCCCCTATAGTTACCATCATCAAACATCTGAATATATTGAACTGATTTAGTTCCAATAATAGTAGATGCAAGAGATACAGTAGCTAAAGCGTTTGATGCATCTGCATCAACCATTTGTAACGTTATTACCTGACCAGTGGAAGCAATAGTATCTTCAACAGGAACACCTTCCTTATCAGTAAGACTATCTGGAAGATCAATAACCTCATCCTCAAGTTCAAAGATCTCAAGTCTGAGTTCATACATGAACAGATCGTTCATTTGATAGAAAGGTACTTTCCTTTCTACGTATTTGATCTCAAACAAAGCATTATCCAGTGGTAGATAAACTAAGTCACCTTCTTGTGGAGTATGAGCAACTTTAATTTCATCTGGTGGCCATAACTTTAGGTATGGAGATATGAAATCATCGTACCTTTCTTTAGATATAACCAAGGTAAGTTCATCAGTTGCACGAACTCCAAACTTAGTTAATACATCAGATGGTGTTCCAAATCCATCATAGTTAACAAGATAAGCTTCCAGTCTGAAACTATCATCAAACTTAGATGCAGTAATTTCTCTAATAACTGTTTGTTCATTAACAATTTTTCTGGGCATATACAGGATATCCTGCCCAAACATTTGTAAATGTTCGTTTACCAAGTCCTGAACAAGTCTTTGTTCGCTTGGAGATCCGTGTAGAAAGAAAGGTGATAAAGGCATTTATCCTACCATATCTAAAGGTGGCAAAGCATATTCTTCCATGAGTTTCTTTTCGAGATCCTCGATCTCTTTAACAGCATCATCATATATTTGTCTACCGTTTAATTCCAATCCGCCAGGAAGTTTGACACCTTGGAATTTAATAAGGTTTTGTCCCCATTGTCTTTTTATCAAGGAAGTGGTATACTGTTTAAGCCAGAAGTCGTTATAAACAGCCGTTTCACTATTAGGATCAACAATTCTATAACAATCAATAACCAGATAATGATTATCGGTAAGTTCTGTTAGATTGATATCTAAATATAGTCTACTATTCTTCTTATTAAATCTTACCTGAGCATCTGGATTAATAAGATAATCCAAAGTCTCCAAGTATGATTTGACCATACCATAGTTCAATAAATCAATTGCACCATAGTAGTACAGATCATTTAAAAAGATTTGATATTTAATGTTGAATAGTCCGTCAGATATAGAAGATGAATCCATCTTAAATATCTTATTAACTCCGATAACAGAATCAGGAAGTTGAAGGTAATTTGCACCTTCTTCATACTCTAATTGGGGTATACCTCCAAAGGTACTACTCGCAGTTGATGTAGATGCAACACCTGATATGGTGGTCTTCTCAACTTCTAACAACTTATGTTTTAGGAATACACGATCTATTCCTTCTCCATGTCTCTCATGGAAAAATTGGATGGCATCATCCACCAGATCTTCCACTTGATCATCGTCAACGTTGATCTCCAAGACTGGCTTTCCGAGTTTTCTAAGGCAATATTCCTTCAACTCGTCTCTACTGGATGGTTTAGCCATTCCTTATAATCATAAGTTTCTCCAAAGTATTTAGTCTAAGATGAAAAAGTATTTTATTGACGAGGGCGAAACTTTTGCAATAAACGATGAGTTGGGTGCAAGAGTTGAATTAATTGGATGGGAAGAACATCCAATAATCTATATTGATAACTTTTATAAAAATCCAGATAAGGTTAGAAATCTTGCTCTAAGATGTCCACCCACAAAAAATAAAAGAGTCTGTGGATGTCTGCCTGGATCAAGAGTGGACATGAATATGGACTTAGATCATCTGGGAGAAGTATGGAAAGATGTTGCATTAAACTGTTACGGACTAACAATTGCAGAACAACCACACTTTGAACAGGCCTGTAGAAATGTACCTTTCTCTGTAAATGTAACTCAATCACCAGACAGAGTTAAGTTACCACACGTAGATATACCAAGAGAAGGTGATGATAAGAGTAGAGGTTGGGCTGGATTAATATATTTGAATAAAGGTAAAGAATGTAAAGGTGGAACTGGATTTTATTCATACAAAGGTATGACAACTGTTAATCCATTCCAAGAAGGTATATGGGATGAAGATTATGTTGCTGACGATATAGGTCCTTGGAAACTGGAACACCTTGCAGATATGAAATACAATAGAATGATATTCTATCCAGATCATGTATTACATGGTTCATATGATAAAGAAGGATTCTTTGAAGGAGATGACTATAGATTGGTACAAGTATTCTTTCTACCACTACACTTTGCAAAGACAGAAGGTCAACCATACGGATGATATTAATAACAGGACATAAAGGATTCATCGGTTCTCACTTCAAACGATATGTTGAAGAAGAGATGAGAGAACATGTTGTCTGTATTGATAAAGATGACTGTTGGAAATGGCTTGCTAAGTTTGATGACTGGGAAAGAGTCACTTTAATTATACACAATGGTGCAATGTCATCCACGGTAGAACCAAACTGGATGAAGATATCCCATTACAATCAGGACTTTACTGCATGGATACTATACCATGCAATGGAACACCAGATACCAGTTAAGTATGCATCATCAGCATCAGTATATGGCAATCAAACTAAAAGAAGTAAAAAGATAAATCCACTGAATCAATATGCAATATCAAAACTTATCATAGATTATTACGTACAGGATAACCTTGATAAGTTCAGGTATATACAGGGATTTAGATACTTCAATGTATATGGTACAGGAGAAGAAGATAAACTTAAAGTAGATCAAGCAAGTCCCATATCAAAATTCACACAACAAGCAAGAGAAAATGGAGAGATAAAACTCTTTGAGGGATCGGATCAATTCCTTAGAGACTTTGTATGTGTAACTGATATAGTCAATATTGTTATGAACAATGATGCTCCCAGTGGAATATATGATATAGGAACAGGTACTCCAATATCTTTCTATGAAGTTGCAAAAGAAGTAGCACAGAAAGAAGGTGTAAAAATTAAAATGATACCATTCCCAGATCACTTAAAAGGAAAGTACCAAAAATATACCTGTGCAGATATGAAGTGGGTTGATTATGACTTTATTACTGTGAAGGAATTTCTTGAAACTCAACCCAAGACGTAGCAATATACTTTACACCTGACATAGGTTTGTTACCTTTATGTGGGAACAAATAGTTGCCAGGAAATAATAACACCTTACCTTTCTCTGGTTTAATCTTTACATCGTAGTAGGGAAACTCTGTTTCTCCACCTTCATCTACGGTGTTTAGATACATTATTATCGCAAACACTCTGTTAACACTACCACCTGCATGTTGATCTGTATGTTCAACAAAGTACCCTTCATTAGGTTGGTATGATCTTATCGCAAAATCATTAAAGACAATATCTGTAGTAGGACCAGGCGCTCTGTTTAGGTATTCACTATATGCATAGTGGGATATCTGAGACATCCAATGAAATATTTTATCTGATGGTTTAACAACAATATCAGTTGCTTTGCAACATTCAGTATTTACTGTCTGTTCTCCTGTACCACCTACTGCACCTATAACTTGTCTATCTACATTCTCATTAAACCAATCAACCATTGCATCACAAGTTGCATCCTCAATGAGAGGTAACTCAACAATGAGATCAGTTAACTTTGTTGGCCAAGTCATTGATATGGTTGGAAATTCATAAAGGCAGTAATCGCATATTTGTCACATGAAATAGGTTTCTGACCTTCGTGTCTAAACAAATAATTAGCAGGAAATATAATCATCTTACCTCTTTCTGCTTTAAATCCTAAATCCAACTCACCAAAATAGGTTTGTCCACCCTCTTCCACATCATTAAGATACAAAACTATTCCAAATTGTCTTTGTGAATTTGGTCCTTGAGCTTGATCTTGATGTTCAATAAACCATCCATTGTTCTGATAATATATTCGTATCGAGAACGCAGTAAGACACATTGGTTGACCAAGAGGATATGGTCTTACATCACAATACTCATTGTATCTTTGAAATATCTTTTCGCAAAATCTTGAAATTGAATGTTCTGGTCTTGGATGAACTTGTGTAGTTCTTTTTACATTCCTATCTGTTACATTCTGACGATCTCCTTGTTCATTATACCCATAAGTACGACCATCTGTATGCAGATCTTCATTATCCCAAAACCATTCTATACATTCATCACACTCCTCATCTGTTAGAGTATCTGGAAACTCCATTATAAAATCTTTTAATTCCCAACCTCGTAAATCCATTAGTCGCCAGGGATTACTCTATTACTATCATCATCAAAATGTTGTGTAGAGAACTCAAATAGTTCTGTATCTTCTATAGCAAGCATTTGATGTCTCAAACCCCTTGGTACATGGAAGTTATCGCCAGGTTCCAATATAGTAGTACTTGAAGCATCTCTGTCATCTGTCTTACCATACCACAACTTAATACGTCCTGACTGGACATAAAATGTTTCTCTCTTTAACTTATGGTAATGCCAAGAACATCTTTTGTTCTTTGCGATAAACAATAATTTACCGCAATACTGTTTATTATTGGCAATCCATTTCTCGAATCCCCAACCCTTGGAAACAAATTTTACGGTATTCAATGTCATCGTCTATCATTAAAGAAAACATGATCAGGCCAAGCTTTATCATCAATAAAGTAATCTGCATGAGGTTTACCCATGATTAATTCATGGTACTTTGCACCCCATTCCTTGAGTTGCTCTTGAGTTAGTTCAAATAGAACTGCTGAAGCCTTTGCCTGTGCAATTTGGTGTTCCTCTTCTGAGAACCTACCCATGGCACGAGCTGTGAAGTAAATGATATAATTTCCTTCATCATACAATTTATTTAGGGTCTTAATTCGATCCTTAAATGGTTGAGCCTTGTGGTAATCTCTACCAACAGTTGGGGTACAGATAGTACCATCTATGTCAACACAGTATCTCATAGTTTTAATTGGCATTAAACAACTCCCATTTATCATCGTCACAATAACTAAACCTAAGAGAAGTTCTTAGTCTACTGGTGAATACATTAGGAGATTGTCCATAATGTTCCCAATGGGCAGGAATTAAAACTCCAGTATTTGATAGACATGGAACATACTTATGTTCTTTAGTATTTGGATCTGTACAGACAAACTCTCCACCCCATTGAATATCCCAATTTATATGGGTAAACAATACAAAAGACCACACCCAAGGACATTCAAAATCAGTATGAATAAGATTGCCTTGTCCTGTAGTCTGTCCGTTAACATGCATTACAAAGAATCTAAGAGGTCTTTTAATAACCTTTTGTATCTTTAGTTTAATTATAGTAGCAACATCATAAAAAATCAAGGTATCGCTTGCATCTTTAAAACCCCACGTAACATTATCGCCCTCAATCCCTGATGAATTATTGAGACACCAACCATCCTCAAACTCTTCATTCAATGCGAGGAATTTCTTTGGTTCTAATACATTATGAAAAGTAACGGGGTACATCAGAACAATGATTCAAGATCCTTTTTAGTTAGTTTATATGTGCCAGGATGTTGTACTGTTATTGCAGCACCTCTATTAGCAACATCTACAGCTTTCTTCATATCATTTTGTTTCAAAAACTCATAAACAAGTAGAGATAGGAATGTATCTCCTGCACCACAAACATCAAAAACATTGACAGGTTTTGCTGGATATACTATACCAGCCCATCGTACACCCTTAGATCCAAGAGTAACAATAAGATGAGTCTCATTCGGTCTTTTTTCTTTATCTAAAGCATTATATTCTTTCTCATTAATCTTCCAGAATACATTATCCAATTGAAACAATTTTGTTTTCTTTGTATCTACAAATATAGGGCCTGGAAAATTCTCACAAAGAACTATTAATTCTTGATATCCAATGAAACCCTTGTCATAGTCTGATATTACTAAAGCATCATAAGTTGCATGAATCATTGCCATCTTAACTTCTGGACCAGTCAAAGGAGTAACCTTTGGTGTGGTATCCATTCTCAATAACTGTTGTTTAGTATTGATATCGACGAATCTTGTTTTAGTTATCTTTTCTCTTTGTGTTAAAAGATTTGTTGCTATTCCAAGAGCATTCAGATTTGCATTAACATTAGCTGCCATGCCAGGATGAATCTCATTGTTTACCTTATCCAGTACTGGAATAGGATACTCTGGACTTAACCTTTTACAATCTCCAAAAATATAAACATCATCACAAGAATCACCAATAACTAATACTTGTTTCATGACCTTATCTTTTCTATTACTTTTGTACTTGAATACATTTCTATTCTTGGGAAGAATCTAACTTCCTTTGCAAATTCCTGTCCAATAACAACACCATTTCTCCAGTCATCACCCAACAAAAGAATATCTGGACGATATAATTGTACCAGATCAGATAACTCTTGCATAGTATTAAACCACAAGACTGTATCTATGTACTTAATAGATTCCAACATGGTAATTCTAAAAGGAAGATTATTAATTGGTTTACCTGTATTAGGTTTATCTTCTCTTATCTTCTGATCACTATCAGTTGCACAGATAACTCTATCACCTAAAGACCTTGCAACCTTAAAGAGTTGCATGTGGCCTGGATGAAGAATATCAAAGGTTCCATTAACAAATACTGTTTTCATTCTTTTAACCAAGGTAATTTTTCTTTAAGTGGTACTGACAGATCTATATTCTCTTGCAATTGATTGTAGAAATGTTGCATATTCTTTTCTAATTGCTCGGAATACTTATCAAAGTAATTCTTTCTTACACATAATTCTGGATTCCATTGAGCCATACATACTGCGAAATTATGTCCACCAAAGAATCCAAACTTCTGTGTCTGTCTGGTAGTATGGTCAGGATCTTTTAGTTGATCTTCCCAGAACTTATAAATTTCAGATTTTTGATATGTATCTCTTACGTGTTGCCAGAAAGGTTCGGTTCTCTGGGTAAATCCATAATGCATATTAACAAAATCTATGGAGTTTTCATAAGCACCATTCACTCTTGCATTAAAAAGAGCAACTTCATTTTCATCATACCAATCTCCTCTTATATTCTCTTCTAAAGTTTCTATAGCTCTAACTATCAAAGCAAGTCCAGTACTCTCAAGTGGTTCTATGAACCCTGCAGATAGTCCTATTGATACTACATTACCAACCCAACCATTCTTCACTTTAACTGGATCCCAGTTCAAGGTTCTTAGATCTTCTTTCTTAATTCTATTATCCCAATAATCAACAAATACATCCTTAGCATGATCTGGATCAGTAATATTCCGATTAAAGACTAACCCAGATCCTATTCTTGATGTTATTGGTGTTACCCATATCCAACCACAATCAACTGTCTTTGCATGAGTCCAAGGATGCATCTCAATATCTCTATTTTGATATTGAATAGGTCCAGCAATAGCAGTATTGGTAAACAATCTATCACTCAAATCAACCATATCCTTCTTAGGATCTCTACTAAGTAATCTTTTAAATCCTGTACAATCAACATAAAGATCTGATCTATGTTCTCTACCATCCTTTAATTTTAAATAATCAACTTCTCCATTGTCATGCCAATGTACTTCTGTAACATCCGATTCAATGTGGGTAAGACATGGATGAGTTATGGATTCTTCTTTTAAAAACTCTGCTAACTTACCTGCATCTAAATGGTTAGCATAGACATTCATATTATTAGGTTCTATCCTATTCGCCATTGCAGTAGTGTATAAAGCCTGAGTTTCTTTTAAATCAAACTTATCCTTATATACACTCCATACATCCCATAAAGGAGCTACATCATAATTACCAGCTTCATTAATATTATAAGTGATATCAGTGAATCCAAAGGGATGCCACATTTCATGTTCTGGTGTAGTCCATCCTTCAAATACTATAGCACCTTTATGAATTGCATCAACTTTTTCTTGCCAATAATCATCATCAAATCCCATCTCACCCATGAATCTACCAAAGGCTAAGATAGTTGCTTCACCTACACCAATACGATCAGGAACTTCTTTATCAATAATAGTCACCTTAAGTTTATCACCCCAAGCCATTTGAGGAGAAGCCTTAGTTAAATTAGATCTTCTGGCAAAGTAAGCAGCACATAACCAACCAGCACTACCTCCTCCAACAATAGTAAGATGTTCTACTCTTTTCATAGGTAACTATCCACAAATTGTATATGGTCAATAAAGTTTTCAGAAGCCTCAATAGTGAGGTCTCTTCGTAATGTTGAATGGTGCATAGATTTCCATCCCGTAGGATCATTCCATTCGCATATATGATAACTCTTTGGTTTAATTGGGAAACCCAACATAATCAACCAATGTATCCAGTTAGCACCACCAAAGAAATGATCTTTACCACCCATTATAGATGGATCATCAGAATTCATATGATCAAGATAAAATTCTTGAGTCTCAGACATCTTATAGTTATCTTTAACATAGTTCCAGAAAGGTGTATCCTTAGTAACTTTTGAATAATGCATATTCACAAAGTCTGTACAACTTTCAAACATTGATACCATCCAACTATTATAACATTCAATATCACAATCGTTAAAGTATCCTGTTTTTAACTTGGTAGCAGCTGTAGATATACCTTCAAGGATCAAGGCAATACCTGTACTCTCAAGTGGTTCTATAAATCCTGCAGACAACCCAATAGATATGACATTCCTATCCCACTGATTTTTATCATAATAAGGATTCCAATTTAAAACCTTTAGTTCATCAGTTCTTCCATTCCAATAGTTACTAAGATAACTTTTAGCATCTTCTGGATCAGTAACATTTCTATTGAATACTAAACCTGTTCCTATCTTCGATTTGAGAGGAATGTTCCATATCCATCCATCATCTACAGCATGACATACAACAAATGGACGTAACTCTCTATGTCTTTCAATGTAATCTACATGACCAGCAACTGCAGTGTCAACATATAAACGATCGGATAAATCTACTCTCTTTCTTTTATCTTTAAGAAGACTATCTACACCTGTACAATCTATAAAAACATCTCCTCTAACTGTTTTTCCACTCTTTAGAAATAAGGATCTTATTCCATTATCTCTTCTAATATCCTTAACTTCTGATTGTATAAAGGTTATCTTATCTTCTATTTTTCCTTTAACATATTCTATTAACTTCAAACAATCAACATGAAGAGCATAACCACCATCTAATTGATTCCTATCAAGTTGATTCTTCATACTACAATTGTATAAAGCCATCTGACTTTCAAGGGATTCTCCTTGATATGTTGTCCACTTATCAACTATATTTGGAAATGTAAATGGATGCCAAGGAGCATTACCATCCATTCCCCAATCTGGAAATAAGATACCACCTTTAAGAGTAACATCCATACTTCTTAGATATTCCTCTGGTGGGAATCCACACCGTTCTTTAAGGAACCTTTCAAATCCAAGAAGAGTTGCTTCACCAACACTTACTGGAGTTGACTCCTCTTTATCAATTAAAGTTATACTTGCAAAAGGAAGTTCATGCAGAAATGCAGCAGCTGATAACCAACCAGCCGTACCTCCTCCAACAATAACAACCTCCATCAGTTCTTCACCTCGATCATAAGACCGTATTCTGGCAAATAGAGGTATTCTATCAAACTGTTCGCAAGAGTCCTCAGAGCGTCATCTAAGGTCTCTACAAGAGGTTCTCCACCAAGGTTGAAGGATGTGTTGAATATAATTGGACAATCTGTTTGATTATAGTACTCTTGAATGATATCGTAGTAGTTCTTATTGACTTCTTCGGTAACTGTTTGAATCCTACATGTACCATCTACATGAATGATTGCTGGTATTCTTTCTTGAATACCTTCCTTACAATTAACCGCATACATCATAAATGGAGTTTCATCCATACCACGAAGATCAAACCAATCATGTACATGTTCTTTTAGAATAGAACCTGCAAAAGGTCTAAAGTATTCACGACGTTTGACTGTATTAACAAAATCCTTACCTTCTGGATCACGAGCATCATAAAGAATGGATCTGTTACCTAATGCACGAGGACCTGCTTCCGATTTACCTTGGAACAATGCAACAATATTCTTACTGGTAATAAGATCTACTGCATCCTTATGATTAGCTTCAAAAATCCTTGATGCACCATAATGTTCTGCAAGTGCAGTTATATACTCTGTAGCATAATTATACTGCGGTCCAGTATACAAATCATGTAAATGTGGTTTCACATTCATGTCTTTGTTCACAAGTTGATGTTGCAAGTATGCAGCACCAATTGCAGTACCAGCATCATTACTTACTGGTTCCACAAATAAATTAATACCTTCACCTTTTAACTGATCAAGATACCAATAGTTAGCGACACAATTTAATCCATATCCACCAGACAATACAACATTTGTTTCACCTGTCATATCAACGGCTTTGCGAATAAGATCCAAAACCATCTGTTGGGATTCTGTTTGAACTGCCCAAGCTATATCTCTACGATTATCAAGTTGAGTTAGGTCTGGCCTATCATCTCCTGTAGTATATTCTTCAGGAGTTCGTAAATATGGGAATCTACCTTGATTGATAATAGCACCATTAGGATAAGTTGGTACAACTAAATCTCTATTAGATGTTTTCCAATCAGCAATCCCCTCATAATCTGTGAATAAATCAGGAAACTTATAACTATTCTTTCCGTATGGGAATAACCCCATAGTTTTACCTGCTTCAATAGGAGCCCATCCACAATACTGTGTTGCAGCTTCATATGTTTTTACAATACCAGCAGAGTCATCCAGTACAAGTTCATAAGAATTACCTTCTTCTCCTTCTCTTCCTGCACTAAAATCTGGTAAAGTTCCAGCAGCCCAAGGACCTCTTCCTCCTTGATGTTTGTAAATGGTATTGAAATTGGCTGGATAATTGCATGTAAACATACTCTCCAGTTCCCATGTCATTTCCTGTTCACCATCAATGGTCATAGGTATGAAAGTACCTGCACCATCTACAATAACAGCGACAGCACTTTCAAATCCAGATCTAAAGAAAGCACAAGAAGCATGAAGCTTATGATGTACATGACTCATATCTGTAACTTGAGGATGGTTATAGATATCCTCTTTCCTATCAATGAGTCCTAATTTTCTTGCTAAACCAACATAGATTGGTTCACCTGTGAAATCAACAGTTCCAGCTTCACCTAATGGTTGAGTATGTGCAATAGCAAGGTAATCTAACCTATCAGTATAGTCAAGGATTTTGACCATAGAAGCATAGGGACCACCATCATATTTTTTCCTTGAAAGTCTTTCTTCCTCGATTGCAAAAACTAATTCGCCATCAGCAAGAAGACATACACCACTGTTATGCCCTCGGGCAATAGCTGCGATCCATTGTGTCATTATCAAGCCTCACTTTTTTTCTCTATAGTAATAGAAGGTTTATCAGTCTTTAGTAAGTTCTTTACTTCCTGTTTAAACCCTTTAGATGGTTTAACAGACTTTGGTTTATCCAAAGTAAAATGTGGAGTTGGAGACTGTGGTTTAATCCTACTCTGAACGATATTTGTAGAAGGTGGTTGTCCAGCTCCTTGTTGAACCACATTCATATCTGGTCTAACACCACTTCCTATGTCAGGTGTAGTTGTCTGATAATCACATGATTGTCCTTGTTGCTGTTGAGGAGGAACGTACGTACCAGTAAATGTTCTGGACTTACCCATCCTCTTTCTAACAAGATCACAAACTTCTTTAACTTGTTGTGAAGTCATCTCCAAAGCTTCATCATTATACCTATCAACTCTCTCATCTTGAGATATTCTAATAGGAGCATACTCCCTCTTATCAAGTCCAACATCATAGATATCAAAATCTTTATGGCCTGGATAACTTATATTCTCTGGATATGTTGAACCAACAACTACAGTTGCAGTTCCCTCAAGGGCTCTAACCATATGTTGACCCATACTATCACATCCTAAGAAATGATCTGCAACATCAATTACTGCAGCCCATTGACGCATATCTTGAATCTGAGGTCTTGCAATTTTATATCGAGACTTCTCTTCATTCTCTTCCACTGGGAAGTGAATTTCACTCATAACAATAACACCATAATCTTTCTTGAGGTTATTGATAATATCTACAGTGTTCTGTAATGATAAACTTCTTGAGGTAGGATCTGCGATAAATTCTCCATACTGTTCAACCCCACGACCAAATGGTTGAATAACAAGAACCTTATCTTTCTTGGTTACTGATTTTACTTCTTGTACAACATTATATCCATTAATAACCTCAGTCTTATTGAGGTTAAGTGTTGGTTTAGGCAATTCCCTTGGTTCATCTAAACCATTAATTTCTATATCATATGCCTGTGCAAGATTACACTTCTGATTGTAGTAATGCCAAACTCTATATGGTTCTGGACTTACACAATCTCTGTGTTTAATATGTTCTTGGAAGACATTCTTATGCCAGTTGTCATAAGCCCTACCATCTAATGTAGGATGTCCTTTAAAAAAATCTGTTCCACCCTCGCAAATGATAATAAAATCATCTTCGGGATGTTCTTCTACATGTTTTTCAAATGCAGGTATGGAGCATATAACTCTTCCAGCTCCACCATTTATGAAAAAGGCCTTCGATCGCATTGTTTTTCACCTCAAGTAATTAGAATAATGATTTTCATGATTCCTAAAGTTATTTAGTCACATAAAAAACACCTGTGTTAGACGGGGTTTTGTTTGAAACATATCCCTATTTAGAATTGCACCGTGAGTATGTCTTGCTTCATATAATAACATTCTATTATACTTCATATCACATGTAAAGGCATCTCTTTCATTTGGTTTCCACATAGGTTGATCTTCTTTGAATGGATAGAATTTTGTACCTCCATCACATTCATCATCCTTATTCAAATATACTAAAGCAGCCCATTTATATTTTATATTGTCTTTGTGATAGGTAGATACATTTCCATTATATGAATCTTGTCTTTTAGCGAAGTCTGATCCGTAACTAACATTGACCATAAACTTCATATTATCCCATTTTATATTAAAATCATCTTCATCCCATTCAATATTTGTCCATTCATCCAAAGTACACAATCCCTTAAACAATGGTTTAAGATTTTTTTGCATTTCTATTTGTTGTTCCCATACTCTTTTACCTATCAAATCTCCAGTATAACTTTTTTCATCTTTTGGTTCACACGATAAAGCGTATTCTCGAACCTCATCTGGATTCAAATAAAAATTATCTACTATAAAAACTTTTCTCCAGACCATTCCAAGATCATTGTACTTATAATGATCATAAAGTTTGTGGACATGTGCATCCGCTGTATAATTTACTTCAAACATAATTTAAAACATTAAAAAAGATGACCTTTCGATCATCTTAGTTAATTTATATATATTCGATCAGAATGGTGGTGCCCAAGGTTGAGTACCATCATCATTAGGAGATGCTGCAGCAGGAGGATCAACGTGCTGAGGAACATCAGGCATCATCATTTGAGCGATGTTAGGATGAACTCCAGCATCAGCCATAGTCTTAGGGAAATCCCTTAACTTCTGACGATAAACTTTCCACTCTTCTTTAATTGATGCAGGCATGTCTTCTGATACTTTACCATCACACTGTTCAAGTGCAGTATCTCTCTTACTTCTGATGTTGTCCCAAGTTAGATCTGCATCATGACCGTTGAGTTTCTCTTTAACGGTATAAGCAGTAATGTCAAGAGTATTACCTGCGTTCTTCTTAATGCTGTCGATATCAAAGATATCATCAGCCATTAATGGTGTGGAATATGTAAACTGTGGATATCCATCAGCTTTCATATCAGGAGAGCCAGAATGAACAACTTCACCTGTACCTCTTGCTTCTTCTTTCTCATCGACTACTGGTGCTCGCAACTGACAAATCAAAGTATTTGTATGACTTGCAGCGCAATCGACTTCAAACCATTCTACTACGTCAGCAGGCTTTGGACGACCATCTGCAATATCATCCTCTGTGAGAGGACCATATGCTTCCTTACCGTTTGCATCTAACTGTAGAAAAATCTTATCGGGCCCGTCATATGTTGTTGTACGCTTCTTACCATCACTGAAAGAATGATCGACAAGGAAGTTATTTGGGAGGGGCAATTCCCAAGAATGTGAAATAATTTTAGTAGCCATAGTTTTTGCGGATTTGTTCGGGTTTACTCCTTCGTCTATTATTTATACAATCGCATAAAAAAAGAGGGTTCGGAAACCCTCTTTCTTAAAATTTCGTTTTTCTTAGACGAATGTGATCTTAACGAGACCCGATCCTCCTTGTCCACCCTGTCCACAGTGACCACTTCCACAATAGGTAGAAATAGCACCTTGTCCACCGTGACCGTAAGGAACAGTCCAACAACCACAACGCATCCAACAACGTCTAACAGCGTAACTAACACCCAACGTTCCGATGAATGGAGCACCTGTAGGATGACCCTTGTTATAGAAACAATGGCAGTCCCATCCGTCCACTTTATATGAGGTTCCTCCGTGGTTACCCATTGCGAAGTCTCCACCCCATGCGCCAGGTTGTACACAGCACCTCTGGAATTCAGAGTAACATGAACTTGGCCAAGAGTTAGTTGCACAACCTCTTGTACCACCTAAGGCACAGAAATTACTGAGGTTATGTCCGTTAACGTAGGATGAACATCCGTAACATCCTGTACATTCTCGTGAACAACAACGGTATACACCACCTGCACAAACAGTATACTGACAACCCGAAGTAGTTCCAATAGTTTTTGTGTTATAGAATCCACCACCAGCACCGAACCAGTTATGACATCTGTTACATGTACATGAACCGTGTCCGTTACCACCAGCACCCCATAACTCGAAGTTAATTCTTTGTACCCCAGAAGGTACTTGCCAATTACAGCAGCAGCCAGGCGTACATGAGTTAGGAGTACCATAAACCCACTTTACACACCAGTTACCGAAGGCACCAGATACAAGAGCAGTAGAAGGTATACTTTGATCTACTATCTGCTCGTTTTTAATTTTTTTGTATGATGAATACGTAGCCATCGTTTCTCCTGCTTGTTAGAAGTATGTAATTTTAACTAATCCGCCACCACCAGTACCACCTTGTCCACAGTGTCCATTACCACAATAATTTGACATAGCGTTCATTCCACCATTACCATAAGGAACAATCCAGCACCCACAACGGATCCAACATCCTCGTGTAGATTGTTGTACAAATGTTCCAATCAAAGGAGCAGAAGTAGGTGTTAATCCCTGATTATAGCAGTGACACCATCCTCTATAAGTATCATAACGAGAAGCACTCCAAGCACCTGAGTGGTTACCCATTGCCATCTGTCCACCCCATTGAGTAGGAGATGCACAACATGACCAAGTTGAAGAGCATTCTTCTGACCAAGAGGTATTTGCGTCTCCACGTCTACCACCTTGAGCACAGAAATTACTCAAGTTATGTCCATTTACATACGACGAACATCCTTGACATCCATAACACTCTCTTGAGAGGCATGGATAAACTCCACCAGCACATACTGAATACTGACAACCAGCGTTCGTTGATACTATTTGACTGTTGTAATATCCACCACCTGCAGCAGAATAGTGGTGACATCTGTTACAGGAGCAAGCGCCTGTACCATTACCACCTGAACCCCATAATTGGATCCAAAGCTTTGTTACTCCCGAAGGTACTGTCCAGTTGCAGCAGCAACCTGGCGAACACCTACACATGGTTCCATATACCCACTTAACACCATATGTGGAAGTCGGAGAAGAACTGAACTTATCAGCTCCTAAGATACCATTTGCAAAGGTATCTCCGTTAATTTTCTTGTAAGATGAATAACTGGCCATTTGTTCTCCGATTACAAATACGTAATTCTAACTATGCCAGATCCTCCCTGGCCACCCTGACCGCAGCATCTACCGCAGTACTGGTTAATTCCACCCTGTCCACCAGTTGCATAAGGAGCAGTCCAACAACCGCAACGTGACCAGCAGTGAACAGATCTATGTTCTGCACCCATTCCTAAGAATGGAGCACCAGACATACATTCTTGTGTAATCGATGGACCACACTGACAATCCCAGTGACCAGACCAACCTGTCTGGTGAGGAGCCATTGCGAAGTCTCCACCCCAAGCACCTGGCGAAACGCAGCAGTACCAAGTAGAGGTACACTGAACTGACCAGTCACCGTTTGCACAACCCCTTGCACCACCTCTGGCGCAGAAGTTACTTAAGTTATGTCCATTTACATATGATGAACATCCTGTGCAACCGTTACACTCTCGTGAACAACACCTATAAACACCACCAGCACATACTGTATAAGTACATCCTCCGTTAGTGGCTATAGTTTTTGTGTTGTAAGTTCCACCTGCAGCACCTCTAAAGTGCTGACATCTATTACATGAACAATGTCCATGTCCATTACCGCCTGCACCCCAAAGTTCCCATGTTATTCTGGTTGTACCAGTAGGAACTTGCCAGTTACAGCAACAACCTGGCGTACATGCGTTTGGAGATCCATAAACGTGTTTTACACAATATGAAGGTCCACTTCCAGGCACCAGCTTCTCAACGCTGATCTCGTTATTTGGAACTTGATCAGCAACTACTTTTCGATATGATCTATAATTAGCCATTTAGCAACCTGAATTGATGGTATTTATTAATCATAATAAAGAGAATCCACCATTAGATGGTGAAGATTCTCCAACCAAATGTTGCTCCTGAGTAGGAGAGTTCAAATGCAGCACCCTCAGTTGAAACTGTTAGGTCAGCAGTGTCACCTTGGATGGGCTTACCGTTACGTGAGACTGTCAATGCGTTTGTATCGAAAGTCTTAGCAACGTCAAAGAACCTTATTGTATCTCCAAGGTCAGGAGATGCAGGTAATGTCATTGTTATAGGACCACCAGTTGTATTAATGAAGTAGATGTTAGCAGCAGCTGCGTTACCAGAAGATGAAATTGTACTGTAGGTCTGTTTGCCTGGTTGTGTCCAAGTACTACCGTTATAGTACTCAAGAGCACCTAATTCACTGTTGAATCTCAAGCAACCTGTTTGGAACTCATCGTCAACGCCGCCAGGTCTTTGAGCGGTTGTTCCAACTGGTGGAGTCATCGCCTTAGTACCCATTGCGCCGCGGGTTAAGTAACCACGTACTGCGTACTCAGTTGGGCAAGCATTGTTAGAGTTACCTGCCATTGTTTGGTCGGAGGAGAATTCACTAATAGATTCACCGATCTGACCACCGATAGCACCCAGTCTCAACTCTGTCAAACCAGACAGGTTGAAGGCGGAAGCATCCAAGGTTGCACGTCCAGTTAACTGGTCAACCGAGAAGAATTCACCAACTCGGAAGTTACCACCTTGGTCGGTTGATACGAAGAACACCTTACCAGGCCCAAGAGTATTTGTTTCGTTACCTTGGATGATATTGGTTTCGTCAACATCTGGATAGTTAGTTTGGGTCTTGTTACCGCAACCAACACTCAAGAAGTCGTGACCTGTTAGACGTACCTGCGAGAATCTTGTTCTTGCATTTATTGTCGAACCAGCGCCCGTTGTGTTTCTTGTATCAGGTGTTGCCCTTGCTTTCTCTGGCGAAATTGTCAGAGTAGCACGGTTGTTGAATGTAACACCCAATCCAGCGTTATCTGTGTAAGTTACAGCAGTCGAAACGTTTGTAACTGTGTTGATGATGTAATACAACTCGTCATCACCGAATGTGGTTGAGAATCCGATTGCATCACCAATCAAGAATGTTGTAGAAGTGTTGTCAACTTCAACAATTGTACCTTTCTGTCCACTAACAGAACTTGCTGCAGCACCAACACTGAATGAACCAGCGTAACCAGCACCAGAAGCATCGTTATAGGTGTAAATAACTTCACCATCAACGAATGGAGAAGTACCAATCGCAACGTTACCTGTTGCTGCGGATGCAGTTGCACCGTAGCCTGGGAAGTACTTGAAGTATAACTTATCAGCAGATCTTTGGTCGTTAACGATCCATGCCTTAGAGGTAGATGTTTCACCGTTCATGGTTTGACCAACAGCAACTGTACCTGCGATGGTAGCAGCCTGAATGGTCATCATGTCTCCAAATAATCTTGCAGTCTTAATAGATTCAACTGTAGAGAATCCAGAAGAGATAACACCGTACTCACCGTAAGAGTTGTTACCACCAACAGCACGGATTCTTGATCCACCACCTGAGTAGTAACCCCACTTGGCGTAGTATGTGAAACAGGAAACAATCTCAGCGATTGCACTCTTGTCAAGTAGGTATCCAGCACCGTCAGAAGCAACGTGCGTGAAAGCGTCGAACACCATTGATTTTGCACCTTCTTTGTGCAATCCACCATCAGCGAATACACCGACCGCAGCACCACCAAATCTGCCTGCCTCAGTAGCGTTGTCTGAGAACGCAGTACAGTCCTTAACGTAAGGTGACTTATCGTTAATTGGTGAATCTGGGTTAAATGCGATGAATACACCAGCAGCAGTTGTACCAACACCAGTTCTTAGGTTTGTATTGTCAAGTACAAATGGAGCATTAGGATCATAATGGAATCCTTCCAGACCCTTCATGGAGATCGCCTGAATCGTTGTAGAGTCAGACATCTGGAACATGGTTGCCCTGTTATTAGGTGTATTACCATCGTCAGATGTACCTGCAGCAGGAAGGACTTGTGATCCTCTAAGTGCGTTACCTACGATAGCAGTGTATGGAGGAACAACAATTGGAAGTTGCTCATAGAACTGCGATGCAGATAGTTTCAGGATAGCAGGTGTCAAGTCAGTCATTAGTCCACCTTGGACGTAACTGTGTGACTGAGTTGTAATACCAGCGTTAATCTTAATCTGGTCTCCGTTAGGAACTTCAAGAACCTCGAAGTAAGACTTAGAAACCTTACTTGGATATGTGGTTGTTGTTAGACCAACGAAAGCGGTTCCTTCCTGAACGTAAGTGTAATCAACTGTGGAAACACCAACGTTGATTGTAACTGAGTTAGCATCAGGAACAGCAGTAACTGGGAACTGATAAGTACCTTGAGTATGTACAGCAGGGAACTTACCTGTAATAGTTGTGTTTGCAGATGCAGCACCAACGTTAATAGTGATAGTATTAGTACTTGTTGCCGTAATTGGAATTGAAGTATTATACTTAGGATCAGTATTACGTGGATAAGCGTGATCTGTAGTATATCCGTCCATTGCACAACGGAATGTCAAACTGTCATTAGCAAGTTTGATTGATGTTCCAGCTGTCAATGTGTGAGTACCAATCGTGAGCGTCATATCACCAGTTACTTGGTTATATGTTGCAGCAGTTGGTGTGTATGTTACAAGTGGAGAAGAACCAACGTTAACTGTAATAGTATTAGTTGTTGTTCCTGTAATATTCAACTGCTGACCACGAGTTGGGTCTGTTGTACGAGGATAAGTGTGGTTGTTTGCGTTACCATTCATCGTACAGGTGAATGTTAATGCGTTATCTGTAATGGTAATCTTATCAGAAGTTGATAAGGAGTGACCTGAAAGGGTCAATGTTAAGTTACCATTTGCAGGATCATAAGTAGCACCAGAAGGTGTTACATTACCTCCACCAACGATTTGAACACCGTTAGTTGCACAACTTACGAATGTGTGAGCGTAATTACCACCTGAAATTACAGCTCCTGATGTTGCAGTCTGGAATTGGTGAGCGAATTGAGCAGAACCAGTATACTGAACCTTCATGTTCCGTATTCTGATGTATGTGCCGATTCCAACTTCTGGAGCGCCACCAAGACCAATAGCAGTAACGGTTGCAAGACCAACGGCCTTGTTATAAACCATACTCAGTACGTTGAAGACGTTACCACCTGATAGACACTCAAGTTCGAGTCCAGCTAACTGAACGAACGTACCAGTGTTCTGTAGTCCGTGACCAGGCGCAGTAAGGGTAGTAACACCAGTTTGATAGGTGTAATCAAGTCCCGTAACAGGGGTCTTAGGACGAGCAGCAACACAAGCCTTCTTAATAGTCTTAAACGCCAAGTTAGGTGCAAGACCGTTGTTTGTGTCAACTCCATCCTCAGAGTCAACGTAGTAAATTCTTGTTTGGTTACCTACAATCTCGTATCCTGGCAATCCACTTGCTTGAACAGCAAGAGCATAACCTGTAGAACCAATACCGATTCTTACGTTACCTCCACTGTAACTTAGAATGTCACCCTTAGTATTAAGAGCAGCACCAGAGTCACCTTGAGCAAGTACTTCCCAGAACGTTCCAATTCCAGCAGTAGGAACTACGTTTACGTGGGATGAACCGACTGATAGGTATGAATCAGATCCATATCTTGCGATGTGGCCTGGATGATATTCAAAGGTAGTGGAGAAACCACCTGTGAAATTAAATCCTTTAACTAAAAGATCCCAAACTTGTGAGCCGATATAGGATTCAGGAGCAACAGTTCCAAAACCGACTTGAAGTGGAGATACGTTAGTTGTGACACCAATCTTATGACGGTAAATGTTACCACCATATTGAGTTAGGTCACCTCTATAATAAGTTCCTTCCGCATATGTAACAGCGGCACCAGCAAGACCGTCTGATAATATACTCCATTTTGCATTAGGATCTGTTGAAAGACCTAAGTTTTGTGGAGGGTTAAACCCAGCAAGAGAAGTGGAAAGAGCAACATAAGAAGATCCGTTGTAGTTAACAACGTCACCTGCTTGATACTCTTCAGCGTTCGACCAGTCCCCTTCGGACTTAAATCCTGCAACATACTCAGTAACCTTCGTCTTATCGATGAAAGTTCCTTCTGAACTATGTGCAGTAGTAACACGATAAACTACGTTACCGAATGTCACCAAATCGTTGATACGATAATAGGTTCCAGATGTCCATTGACCCTTTTGTTCAAGGCCCTCGATATGGATATTCCAATTTCCTAAATCGTTTGCGTAGAAATCCGATGTACTGGCTGTTGACGTGTGGTTTGCGGTCGCCACATAAGTATTACCACCAAACTTGGCGATATCGTCAATCAGGTAGGACTTTGCTGGAGTCCAATTACCTGTCCAGTTGAATTTTACTCTTCCAAGTCTAAACTCAGCCATTTTTGCTCCTGATAATTATCTGATTGGGTGTTATTTTGGTCCGATAGAAGTATAATTATAGTCAGGTCCATTGAACCTAATAACGAAAAAGCCATCATCATCTATGTAATAATATAAATTCCTTCTGTCAAAGCGGATCTGTTGATATTTATCATTCGGGTCATCTAAGGATTTTTTATCCGTTGCAACATCATTACGAATAATTGATGTCTTACCAACACCAACATCATAGCAACCATAATCAAGACCATCACCGAATTCTGGTATAGCAGTTCCATCGTTACGATAGAACTCGCCTAATTCTGTTCCTGCAGCACTAACTTTGGAGAAATAGAGCATATGTTCTGCATCTCTTCTCAAGGCATACGTGAAAAAACCCGATGATTCCGATGGGACGAATTCACCCGAAATTGAATTACTTAGGGTTAGTGCCATTTTTAACTACTCCTGTTGTTGAAGATCTTCCACAGAGTTCCATTCCAAATGAAGGTTACCGATGCACCCGAAACGTCCATGATGAAAGGTGATGACGCTTTTACAAGATGTCCATTCTCAAAGTCATATGATGATACAATATTTATAGGGTGAACACTTAAGAAATTAGAAAAGTCTTCTACCCAAATCCAGTCACCGACCGCACGAGGAGTCGGAAGTGTTAAATTAAAACCTGCGGGAGCATTTGTAGAGTCTACTGTATACTTCTGGTTCGTACCTGCAGTATAGTTTGCACTAACAAATGTCCATCTTGACTTTGCAAGTTCAAATCCGCCAGGTGTTACACCATCGTGTACAACAGCGGTATTCTTGTCCGTATCAACGGTAATCTCAGCAAGGGCTCCAGTGAAGTTAAAGTGTTCAGCGGTTGTACCCTTCCTAAATTGAACCTGCTTTGTCATGAGTCAGAGGTCAAATAGTTATGCTTCAGTTTTATTTATACATTATATGATAACAACATAGGTTCTACCTTCCTCGAATACGAGAATTTCAGTTGGAGCAGCACCAAAGAAGTTAACTGTACCAGCTCCGATGTATGTCGTTCTTGCGAATGCCTCATCGAGAGATGCAAGTTTCTTGAAGCTTCCTGATCCGTATACTGGAGCCCAAGCTCTCCTTTCTGATCCAGCGCCTGATATGTTGTAAAGAACTGCCTTGCCGATACCAATCGAAGGAGTGTAATCGACAAATGGATGTACCAGAGGTGTATTGGAGAATGTGAACCCACCAGTAGTAACGTAACCCTGATAGACCGCAATCTTCTTGGTTCCACCAATTCCAGAGATGGTAACCAGACCAGATGTGCCAGGATCCTTGTCGTCTCCGTAGTATCCGTAAACTTGATTGAGAGCAGTCTCGGCTGATGCACCCTTGAGATCGTAAAGAATTGTGCCTTCGCCAGCCTGACTGATGAATTTGACATCCGATCCACCTGTAATCGTAACAGAACCAGATCCAATTTCTCTGGTCCATACTTCGATCTCGGAAGAACCAGAAACCGTAAACAGTCCAGAACCCGTAGGTGCTGGAGTGTAATCGATAAGTGGATGTGCAAGAGCACCAGCGAATGTAAGAGAACCAGAGGTAATATATCCTTGGTAAACTGCAATCTCTCTTGTTTCTGCCTCTCCAGCGATATCGACAAGAACGGAACTTGCGAATCCCTGATATGGAACTGCAACTGCAGCACCATTGAGTATACTGAATGTACCAGATCCAGGCGTGGAAGCAATGTATCCAGTAACAACCTTGATGTTGTTGCTGATAGCGATACCGCCAGTTCCAACCCATATACGTTGACGGAAGGCAGGACCAGTTCCAGAAAGTGTAAGTGTAACAGTATTTTCTGGAGTCTGAGCAATGAAGGACTCTTGTGCGGTTCCATTGAATATGGAAGTTCCAGCAACGAGTTCTGCAGCTGCGGCATTCTCTGAAGATCCGCCAATAGCGAACATCGATCCAGAACCAGATTCTGTAAATGTTGCCTTGAGATCTGAGTATGCTCCAGAGTAAGTGTAGGTTCCAGAACCAATCTCGATAACTCCAAACTTCTCGATAGGAGCAACAGAACCCTCGTTCCTGATGGAGATTTGACCAGATGTACCAGCGCCTGGATCTCTGTCGTCTCCATAGTATCCAAAGACCTTGATTGGTCTGCTTGGTGCAGTACCAGTAAAGTCGAACATGATCGACCCAGTACCGTATTCGGTAGCAGGTACGAAACGTTCTGTACAACCAAATTCGACACCAGAAAGATCTCCGATTCCAGTTTGATCGTCGATAACACCGTTGCCATCTGTACCAATACCCAACAGGTAGATAACACCGTGGGTTGTAATAGGTGCGTTTGTTCTGGATATAGACTTTCCACTGAAGGTGAGAACTTCGTGAGTCTTTCCACCTTTTCCATCCAGTGCAGATTGACCGCCTGGGTAGTTGGGAATAAAGCTGGCAGTTGTAATACCAGTTTGTCTGTCTGTACCACCACCAGGCAATAATGTAAGTCCTGTTTCGATACCGATATTTCTGTCGATACCATAATGAGGAGTAAAGTCGATCTGAGGATGATTGAGTTCTCCGTAAAGTCTCGATGTGACTTTTGTTGCCTGAGTGGCGTATGCAGCCTTGAGATCGGAGTATGCTCCACCAAAGATGTGTAGGTAAGTTCCTTCTGGAGGATCTCCACTCCACTTCTCGGATGAGTAACCACTGATGGTTGTAATACCACTTGCAGGTGGGAAGATGATTCTTCTGTAAGTGGTAAATCCAACCGCCTGAGTCTGAGTAAGAGCAATACTTCCAGAACCAACAAAGTCCTTGGTAACACTCTCGACAAGAAGACCAGATGTATCGTAGAGAACTGTATTCTCTGGAGTCTGAGCAATGTACTTCTCTGGAGAAGTAGTACCGACAAACTCGAATAGTGTTGTATTACTACTTGCAACAGCAACTCTGACTGGGGCAGTGGAAAGACCAGTAACAATAAGTGGACCTTTACCATGATATTTGGGAATCCACTGAGTCTTGGATGCTGGAGTTGGTTGAACAATAGATGGACCAAGACCAAATGGGAAGCGACTTGGATCGTTGGTAGGAGCATTGACCCAACCATAATCCAGATATCCGTTGTTGATTCCAGTCTGATGAGAGAAACCAGTGTAGTGTGGATATAAATGTTGATCGTATGGAGGACCTCCAACAGAACTTGGTCCAACAAGTCCGAAGTCTTCAGAATTGACAGTATTACTAAGATCAACACTGTACTGATCAGTCTTATCAAAGGAAGGTAGAACAGTAACTCCACCAGATCCTTGGTCGTATGTTAGACCATTGTTACTGAAGAGAACATCTTGGTCATATGTATTACTTTCATCGTCAAATGTCTCAGTTCCAGTTGCACTTCCAAGTTCACCAAGATCAAATCCAAAGCCAGGATCGGCAGAAAGTTGACCCCAATTCTCGTCCTCTTGACCATACCAGATAGAGGATTCATTGTAAGAATCAGTGTTCTTCTCATCCGTGGCACCACCACGAATGTTCCATGTTCCACCAAAGGCATCATCTGGAAGATCAATAATTCTAAGATAGGTCTGACCTTCTTCTCTTCCTGTTCTAAGAGTAATCTCACCAGTACCTTTCGGTGCAGGACTAAAGACCTGACCAGCAGTACCACCAAGATAGGAGTAATCTCCTTGTAGGTATGCCTTGGTACTGGACTCTGCAGATCC